TATTATACAAATATATAATGTTCTGCGACGCTGTTGATAAAGACAATTACGAAACAGATAAAAGGGGTTGGGAGATTATTAAGGATTATATCCCAAAAGACAAGACGTTATGGTGTCCTTTTTATTGTAAAGGAACGCAGAAAAAATATCTAAATGAGTTGGGTTTTACTGATGTAATCCACAAAGACGAAGATTTTTTTCAATCCTATTATCCCGATACAGTCGTCATAGACAATCCACCTTTTTCCACATTTAAAGAATGTTGTATAAGATTAAAAGAGTTGGATAGACCATTTATCATTATTGGATTTTCAAAAATAATATTAATGAAATGGTTTCAAAAACTTTTCAAAGACGACCTACAAATTATTATTCCTTTTACAAGACCCACATTCAGTCATAAAGATAGACCCAAAAAAGGATATACCCCACCATTTGGGGTTCAATATTATTGCTACAAAATGAACTTACCCAAAGACCTTATTTTTTTAGATTAATCACATATCAAGAAAAAACTTCTCATAGTCAATTTCGTCCATTTATTATATTATACAAATATATATGTATAAAAGAGATTTAGATTTCGGTTTCCAAAAAGAAGATGACTTATTTAGTAAAATAAAAGACAAATATGGAGAGAATATCTGTAAAACGAAGAAGAACTGTCGGGTGGATTACGAGAGTGAAGATGTATTGATAGAATTAAAAAGTAGGAGAAATACTTACCGCAAATATCCAACTACGATGATAAGTAAAGGAAAAATAGATTATATGCTAAAAAGTGGGAAAAGGTCAATTTGTCTTTTTAATTTTACTGATGGTCTTTATAATATAGAAATAACAGAAGATATTATAAACCAATTTGAGTTGCGAGAGGGTGGAAGATGGGATAGAGGTCGTCCCGAACTAAACCAATATTATTATATACCGATTGAATTATTAAAAATATTACAGTAATATAGATGGAAGAATTAAAAAACTTGTTAGACAATTTGTCTTTTCCAAAACAAAAGAGGAAGAATGTATCCAAAGAAAAGGTAGAAGGGTTCGTATTGGGATATATCATACCACGAGGTAAAGGGCGATGGAAAGGAACAGAACCCCGATTATCCAGCAAATCCACCCAGCAAGAATATATAAAAATATATGAATTGTTGAAACAAATTGCTCCACCCGATTTTGAATACACCAGCATACAAGTCAATAAAAATGTGAAATGTGGAAAACATATTGACCGATACAATAAAAAAGATAGTGCGATTATTGGTTTTGGAGATTACAGCGATGGTGAGTTAAGAATATACGGTGCGGGAAACGCCGCACACTCGTTTCAAGATATAAATATCAAAAATAAGTTTCATATTTTTAATGGGAGTAATTACCACGAAACGCTGGACTGGACTGGAACACGCTATTCTGTGGTGTATTTTTCCCTTAAATAAGTATATAAAAAATATTAATATATTGGTAAGTCCCCGAGGACTTAAAGTCCCCCATTTTAAAAGTTAGTAAAGTTTTCATTTTTATTTATTGTAGATTATATTATTTGAGAAGAGGTTTGGATTTTAGGGGGACTTGGGGGACTGGGGGACTTTTATATATCCCCGAGCAAACAAGAGGGAGGAGGGGACTGTGGAACTCTTAACCCCACAAAACACCCCTTCACGTTGTCCTTTTTCTTATCTTTCTTGTATAAAATACCCAAATCTTTCATCTCACTAATCGTCTTTTTCAAGTCGTTCAGTTTCAGTTTCATCGTATCCAAGAATACAGTTTTATTAACAACATCTTCTTCGTTTCCAGTAATCTCGTAATTTTCTTCAAATGTATTTTTGAATGCGTTGAGTGCGTCGGCAGTATCAGCGGTGTCTGCGATGACGCTTTTACAAACCTTGAACTCTTTATATTCAGGACGAGTAAGGAGTTCAAACACCGCATTTTTCATAATAGGACAATTAAACATTTTCTCCATTCCGTGCTTGACCTTGAAGTAACGTTTCTCGGGAACATCAACTCCATCAGGCAAATATATCTTACCATTTTTATCAACTTCATCAACATCGCAAAACTTGCTCTCCAAATACATAATCACCATTCGCCGTAAGACCCCCTTATCCATTTTGATATTTGGGTCACCATTACTGCTGGTAATAATTTTGGCTTGAATATTAACATCTTCTTTTGTCCCATACATCACCTCAACTGGGATTTTGTCGCCATCAACGACCTTTTTGATGAGTTCGGCATCTTGTTTTTTGTCCTTATCCATCTCCTCCATATAGGCGAAACGGACAGGGTTTTTGTGAAGGTGGATAAGTTCTTTGTGTTTCTTCGCATTTCCCACACAGAATGTATCGCTGGAAAGTTGCTGTGTGTAGAACTCAAAACATTTACTCATCATCTTGAAAGTGTGCGATTTGCCGTTTGCCGCACTATAACCTACAAGATTAATATATTTTTGTTTGGAACAATCGCCAGTAAGCGAGTAAGCAAGATATGAGAGCAACATAGTCCTTTTCTCTTCATTCGGTTCTATTTTACAGATACTGTCCCACAATTCCGCCCTTGCTTCTTCTGTGACGATTTCGGGTTCATAATCCCAACTCAAATACATAGAAACGTAGTCATCTTTATTCCTTTGACGGAATTGGTTGTTATTGAGGTCAAACACTCCATTTTTGAAGTGAATGTTATATATTTGTTCGTCATTTGTATCAAAGACGATTTCTTCTTTGAGTGTCGCCATCAGCGTCTTAATAGCGGACAAAACGTTATTCAAAGTATTGACTTTGTAGATGTGTGCTTTACAATCTTTGATTTCCTCAATCTGTTTCAGCAAATCTTCAATTTCATCTTCCTTACCTTCTTCACCTTCAATCTCGTTGATTTGTTTGTTGATTTCGTCTTTTAGTTTCAAATAATATTTCGTCATCTCTTGAAAGAAGTTCTTTTTTACAAAGTGTCCTTCTGTATCACACCACCACTCATTTTGTAGGTAGATGTATATTTTCTTATCTTGGTAGAACAGATTGTCGCCAAGAATATCCAAATATATTTGTGCGAGAGCAATATCGCTCTTATTTAACTCGCTTGATGAGTTGTGCTGAATGTATAGGTCATAAAACTTCTTTTCGTCGCTCAATTTGGCGAAGTGAATAAGAGTGCCTAATTTACAACTGTTTTTATTGGTTTTGCTGTCCCACAATTTCGTAGAAGCAAACCAAGAAGTGAAAGTGTCCTTATCGTAATGCTGTGATTTCTTCGCCACTTTCTCAACATCTGCGAGGGAGAACCCTTCATTTTTCATCGCCCACACAATACGGCGAAAGTTACTCATCTCATCAATATATTCGGCTTTGATGAGTTGTAAAACTTTCTTCGCAAAAGTGGGGGCTTCTTCTTTGCTGTCCGCTACGACTGCTTTTTTGAGAACGATTTTCTTCTTTGTTTTTGATGCTTTTTGAACTGGTGGAGGAACAACCTTTTCGTAGAACGATTTAGGCATTTCCAAATCCAGTCTTTTCTCATTATCAATAAGAACATATTTTGAACCGAAGTCGGTGTCTGTGCCGCCCCCGAATACAATAGCGTCATCGTTGCGAATATCAATTCCAACTTTTGTGTTTGCTGTGGTCTTGTAATCGGGATTATACTTACAATATACGTGAAATCCCTTCGGTGTCTTGATTGTGTATGCTTGTTTGAGTTCGGGGTGTTTCGCAATACATTCTTCGTAAGTTCCCTCTTTATCAAAGTCAAATACTGTAATGTTATTGATTTTGCCCGTTAGGACACAAATCACCTTGTCGCTTGGTTTAAACATTTTAGCATATTCTTCAACAGTCTTATCTTTCCAAAGCGGGAAGAATGGTTTGACTTCTTTCTTGCCTTTGGCGTTTCTTTCAAGACGGGGAGCGGAGAACTTTACAAAACTCATCTGCGATATGCTCTTAACATCTTCCTCGCAATCCAAATCAATTTTTTTTTCAATTGCCTCGTTTTCACAAATCACTACGTTTCCCAAATCACTCATTTTATACTATACAAAGAAAATAATTTTCTAAATCAATTTTTTAATTAATTGTTTTGAAAATTATTTTCCTAAAGTTTTCAAGAAAATATGAAATTAGCGGCAATATCTTGAACTAATATTCTCCACTCGCAATCCAACCTCTCAATATTTATATCTCTTCTTAACTTTATCGCATCTAATACCCAGCGGATTTTATTCTCTTGATGAAAACAATCCTCTCCGTCATACCAATCGCTTAATCCGTTAATTTCTTCTACATAAGGGTAGGTTGGGCGAGAATACATTATTATATTATTTTGTAATTGTAATTCAAGTTTTTCCATATATTATATTGTAATATTTTTATTCAACAAACGCTTTCGCAACTCCTGCGGGATTACGGGCAACCGCCGCTTTCCCCGCTCTAAATAGTTGCTTACCGCCACGTTTTACAGCCTTACCTCCCTTGATGCCCTGTTTTGTCGCCTGTTTGCCTGATTTGTATGCTTTCGCAGCGAACTTCTCCGCTCCCGCAACATCACCACGCTTGGCGTGTTTCTTCGCCTTCTTCAACTGGCGAACGGCACGTTTGCCCTTTTTCCCCGCTCTACCGCCGTGAGTGACCGCCTTATCAACGTTTCTCAAGAAATTAACTCCCATTTTATATATTAAGTGAATATAAATATTAATCTTTGTTTTCATTTTTGTCTTCTTCTTCAAAAACCAATTCGTTGTAATTCCTAAAAAAGCGGAAATCAGCACTCGTCCTTAATGATGTATCTATAAGTAGGAAGTCGTAGCGAGATTTATAAGTAGCGTCAAATATCTCTTCTGCTTGTTTTTTCGGCATCAACATATATTCCTCCTGAATTGCTGTGACTTCTTTATTGGTTTTTGGTTTGAATAAAAATATCATATTAGCATTTGACCGCAGCGAGGGAGCGAGGTCTGTAATTTTGTGACCCACAATCCACACCGATAGATTTTTATGACGGCGGTTCTTAATCGTTTGATTTAATATTTTCTCATTTTCTCTACTGCGTAATTGTGATGATACGTCATCTAAAATTAAGAGATTGTGTTTATTATCTTCCACCGCATCATCGCCAATTTCTTCCAGCAAATCAAAAACTTCACTATTTAATTCATCAAACTTTTGGTCGTCTGCTATTTTTTCAAGTGGCGAGTTTTTGATAGTGGCGGCGGAAGGTGAAACAAATATCACTTTATCAAACATTTTACGATATGATAGTTTCGCTTTTTTATCTTTGGTAATTTTTTGCGACTTCAATAATGATACAATTAAATTACTTTTCCCCATACCACTCGCACCATTAATAATGTAGAAATGCGATGTATTCATAAGAGGTTCTGCGATGCTTCGTCCCTTACTATCTTTTATACATTTGTCGCAATCCATCTCTACTTTTTTGACTTGTAAATCCTTATTTTCAATCTCTCTAATTTTCATTTATAATATAATAAGAGAATAAAAATATCAAAGTTCCCAAAGTCCCCCAGTCCCCCAAGTCCCTCTAAATCCCAAACCTCTTTACAGATTACGAGAGAGAGAGTTGGAAGACAGAAAAGAAAATAGGTTTGGAAAAGTGAGGGACTTGGGGGACGGGGGGACTTTTAATAACTCTTACCAACCCGCCCCAGTCTGCGATTAGAAGCATTATCCACATAAACCCTTGCCCGACGAGATGCTCGTTGTTGCTGTGACGCTCTTGGTGCGAAATCACTTTCGCCCCCACTTGTTAAATCCATAGGTTCTCCAAATGAAACCTTTTTAAATCCACCCCCCGCACCTCTGCCGACAGATGTCCCCGAAGTTAATCCTTCAAAATCGCTAATATCAGTAGGAGAAAATTGTGTATCGGTCGTCATCTCGGGTTCTGTTAATCGTCCCGCTCCAAAACCCGCTCTCTTAAATAAGGCAGAAGGTGTATCACTTTCTTCTACGGAAGAAGTGGGGGGAGTAAAATCGCTGTCGGGTTCTGCTGGGGTAGTTCCCGAAGTAACAGAATTAGTATCGTCAATACTCGCACCATCAAAAGAACCAACATCTACTTTTGCTCTTGGATATGCGACATTAGTATTAAATGCCGTTTGTGCTTCTTGGCGGTATGCTGTTAAATCGCCCCTCAATCTTTTTATTTCCGCAACATTAACGTCGTTATAATTTCTCAAAGCATTTGCGACTGCTTTTTGAATACTTGGTTGTTTAGGTTGATTATTGATGACCGCTGGAAAGGGGGGGAAGTATAGCGGGATTTGATAAGGTTGTGGATTACGAGCGACATCTAATGCTGACCGCATTTTAGGTTTAGACGCTGACTTCTTCTTCTTCTTCGGTTTCTTCAAGTCCCCGAGAACCACTTTCACTATTTGAGTTACATTCTGTTTTTGATTTACAACTTTTCTCGTCATTTAATATAACATTAGATAAACTATCTGTTAAAGTTACATTTTCGTTCCGCACTATTAGTGGAGGAATACGAGCGTCTTCCAATTTTTTGTTCTCACATTCCACCATATATTGAAGAACCTCGTCATCAAAACCGTTAAACTTTTCCTTGTAATCTTCCAGCGAAATAAAATTAGGGTCTAACATATTCATATCAATATCAACTTCTTCGCTCTTTTGAAAGTCGGTGAATTGTTTAACAAATAAATTAATCTCGTCTTCCGTCCAATCTCTGCCGTCATCATACACATTCTCGTTAATAATATTATCTATGTTATTATTTAGCAAATTAAAATCCGCCTCGTCTTCTAATTTTTTTATATTCTCCATATATATATATGGGGAGAAAAAAGATTGTTAGAAAACCTATTGAGAAGTTGAGCGAGAAAGAACATATAGAAGTAATTGAAGATAGTTCCAGCAGCGAGGAAGAGTTTGACGATATTCCACCTCCCCCAAAATTGGTGAAAGAAAAACCGAAAAGAGAAAGGAGTGCTAAACAATTGGCGAACGACCAACGATTGCGAGATGCGGCGGCAGCGAGAAAAGCGGGAAAGGCAAAACCAGCCCCCGAACCAAAACCCGAAGTTACTCTTGATACGACATTATACAAGGGCGAACCAGTCAAGCAAACTCCAAAAGAAGACCCCGACGATAAACCGCTTACGATGAAACAATACAAGGCACTCGTCGCATCTCAAAAAGCAGAAGTAAAACCAAAAAGGAAATATGTAAAAAAGGAGAAGAAAGTAGCACCAGCACCAGCCCCTACTCCTTCCCCTTCTCCTCAAAATAATATGATGTTTGTATAGTCAATAAATATTTTATTTAGCATATATAAATGGTAAATAAATTATTCATAGTTGTGATGTATAGTGATTACGAAAAAAGTCGTATTGGGTATGTAGGATTATTTCCAACAAAGCAAGAAATATTAAGACGCATACCAATCCTAAATTATAACGATTTAGTATTTAAGAAAAAGAAATACAAAACCCCAAAAGCATTATTTGACTGCGTGGAAGTGCCGATGAAACAAAAGATATTATTTAACTCTTACCATCTCGCAGACTATCGCAGATTTATTCAACCTCCACGTTTTGCTTAACTTCTTGTTTCTGTGTAATGACTTCTGTGGGTTCTTTAATATTTGAAACGTCGTATTCTTGGAGGAGGACATTAACACCAGTTCCACGATTTGCTGATATTTTTCGCAGCATATCATAACTGCCTTCTTCGTCAGCATATTTTAAAACCGCTTTAATAATTTGACCTTCATTCAATCCAAGCACAACATATTTTTTAAGATATGAGGCGATAGATGCGGGAGTGATATGCTCTCCATTTTTGCGAGAGAATAATGGTTTTGTATCAGCATCGCCGAGTAATTCTTTTACGGCATCGGCAAACTTTTTAACAGCGATAATGTTTTTCTTTTGTCCGTATTTCTTCGCAGTCTTATAAACGTTACGAATAAATACAACTTTATTACCATCAACAATAAGATGATTTCTCTTCTCATCATAGTTGTCTTTTGGTTTAGCGTGGAGGTCAGCAAGAGCGACATCTTGATTTCGTGTATTAATTTTAAACATTACGAACGATGTGATATATTTGCGAGGGTCAGTTTCTTTCTTGACTGCTGTCGCAATTTCTTTATAAGTCGGGAGAGATTGGGTGAGGTTTTTATTTTTATCAACTTGTATTTCTCTCTTTCTCTCTTTGATGATTTTATCCAACACATCAAACTTTTCCTTATGGTCTGCGTAAGAAAATAGTTTCTTTGCGATTACGAAGACGCTATATGCGGTAGATGGATTTTCCACATCTTTTATGTGATGTAAGATTGTATCAATAGGTATTTTTTTTATAGGTTTTCTTTTGTCGGTCATCTTTAATATTTTTCGTAATCTCATATACGAACCAGCGTAAGATTTGGCTGTGCTTTCGCCTAATTCTTTAATGAGCGATTGCTTTTCTTTTTCCATTATATATATTACTAAATATATTATTTTAAATTAATTATCAAATTGTTTTATTATATTAATTCCTAAATAAATTATTCGCCAGTTTTACTCCCCGAAACGGAAAATTATAGTTATTTTATTATAACTGACGATTTTATGATATTATTTAAATATAATTATAATTATATTTAAATAACTTATTATTTTTGCCTCTTTTTATGATGTTATTTTAATTTTTTTTTTGATAAATTATTTTTGCTCGGCGAAATCAGTAGCATTCACACACAACATTCTTCAAAATATTTCTTTCTTGATTTTTGAGATGCTCCAAAGTAACAGAAAGTTCTTGAAGCATTTTTTTCTTGAACCACTTGGGAGTATGACGATACTTCCGCTTCTTGATTTTCAAATCGGGAATAATATGTTTCATCAGTTTATCCCAATCTTCTATCGTGCGTTTCACCCCGAATATTTCCCTCGCATCGTCTTCATCTTGAAGAAAACTATCGGGGTGAAACTTCGCAAGGTTAGTAAGGTCACCAGCAAGGATTTCCATTTTTCCCGAGAAGGTATGAGGTAAGGTATGACCGAACCGAGTATGAAGGTAAGGTAAGGTATGATTGCCGAGATATACTTGATGACGACCCACCCGTCATAAAACCACGTTTTCATAGAGCGAGTTCATCAACCACTACACCCGCTCTTCTACCCGCTCTATGCTCCCAACAACACCAAGTCGGTGTCGTGTCCTCGCCCTGTGATATATTCCTCCTTACGCCTCGCCTTCAACACATTCAAAATATATTTATACACTCGGGGCATCGCCCACATCTCGGGAGAACTCACACCCGCTCTTACTGAACTTGGATTTGTTTTATACGCACCCACCCCACGGTTAAATACATCTTGAATTAATTTCTTTTTTATACCAAAGTATTTTGCGAGTGTCGGTAATTTTCTGTCGGGTATATCGCCATAAAGTTTTTCAAATTTTATTGTATATTTGGAACGCCTCATTATATATATTACTTAATATATTATTTTTATATTAAATTATTAAACTTCGGGGTCTTCATCATAAATCCGTTCTATTTTTATATTTAAATAATTATCTATATTTGCTACGGGGAGGGTGTTGTTAAAGTTTCTATCGCTTCCAGTTTCTAATTTATGGCGGGGTTGGATTTTGTCCCCACTTGCTAAATATATATAATCTTCAAAAAAGACTGACTGATGTCCGCCGTCGCTATTATTGCGGATATATCCCCACCCAAAGAAATTGTAGTTTTCGTTTTCCGCATAATCCGTTGCCGTCCCCGACTTGGTAATTCTTAAATAATTCATAAAACTTACACGGTTGTTATATCCGTCGCTCTGTGTATTTGCTCCAACACTTATTTTATAATATCCATTTTGTGAAAACGTAATAACTCCTAACTCTGTGCTACAAAAACTATCACCTACTCGTCGGTCACTATTGATGGTTACTTGGGTGCTTCCATTTCCCCAATTACCATTTCCAAAAGTTGCGTCCTTGTCGTAACCAAGAAAACGGAGTTGGGGTTTAATATAATTTGAACCTATCATTTTACTATCTCCCGTCACTTTCAATTTATAAGTGTCTTGGAATGTGTCCCCACTCCCCATATTAAAATTACCCTCTGCCGATAAAGTTAATTGTCCCGTTCTTGAACTGCCGTCGTCGTAACTGCTAAACACCAGCCCCCCGATATTTGTCGTATGGTTTGAAACCCTCCCCTCTATACGACCCAAATTATTTGACCCCGAGAGGTTGCTGTCGTAATTAGCAAAAATCAATCTTGCTTGTGCCGAACCTGTGCTTGCGTTCCTCGCTCCTCTTATTTCTATTTCGGCGTCCTCCCCTTGGCTTGCGGCGGGTTCTATTAAAAGTTGAGGTGTAGCATCTTTCTCTATACGAACCTTCTGCGGGATTTCAAAAGTAGCGTTTGTATTTGTTAAATCTACTGAAAACTCATTTGAACCACTTAACGCTAATCCTCCGTTTGCTAATGCCGTGTAAGTTGTTCCCCCGCCGCCAGTCGCACTATCTAATGCGTCCTTTACATTTGAATATCCATCAATAGACAACACACCCCCAATATCAGTATTTCCATTTACTTTTAAATCGTAGTTACTGTCGGGGTCTGTTTTTATTCCAGTAATACTATCTATTTTTGTCCCCGCCCCATAATCACTATTATAATTTATTCGTAATACGCTCGTTGCTTTTGAACCTGCTGTCCCTATATTTTGATGAACTAATGCTCGTCCGCTTGATGTCCCCGAACCTCCACGGTCATCATTCCATATTATAAAATCTGTTCCACCACTTTCAAAATTACCAGTAACAGAAAAACTCCCAGTCCGTGTTCCATCTAAACTTATTTCATTTGAACCATCAATATCTATACCATCACCAGCAGAAAGAGTGTCTTGTTTGCTACTTAATTCAGTATTTAAAACATTACCTGTAATTAATCCAAAGTTTGTAGCACCTGCAGATGTCGC